TGCGCTGGCCAAACTGGTTGGGCCTTACCTGGAAACGTCTGAAGTGTTTGTGCGCGATTCCGGCGCAGACCTTCGCATCCCTGTGATGACTGGCTACAGCACTGCCGGCGAGGTTACTGAGGGTTCAGCGATTGCCGAATCTAACGCAACCTATAGCAGCCTGTTGCTCAACCCCACGAAGCAGGCGTTCATTTCTCAGCTAAGCAATGAGCTGGTTATGGATGCAGGTTTCGATGTGGAAGCTAACCTGGTCGAGCAGGCCGGTGTTGCGATTGGTACTCGCGCGAACACGGTGATTCATGCTGCGGTTATTGCTGCTGCTGGTGCTGGTGTGACTGCTGGAACCACGAACGCTATCACCGCTGATGAGCTGATTACGCTCGCGTATTCGGTTGACGGTATGGCCCGTATGCTTCCTGGTGCCGCGTTTATGGTGAACACTTCCACACTGGGTGCGATCCGTCGCTTGAAGGATGATGCTGGCGCATACATTCTTGACCCTGTTGTTGGTGGCCCTGACCGTATTCTTGGTTACCCTGTGCTTGAGAACCCTGCCGTGGCGAACATTGCTACGGGAAACAAAGCGGTTCTCTTTGGTCACTGGCCTTCCGTGAAGGTTGCTACGACCGGGTTGACTACTACTGTCAGCGTGGAAGCATATTTCGCTAACGATGTTACCGGTTACCGTTTCGTTTACCGCCTCGCTGCGGGTGTTGCTAACGGTGCGGCTCACATCAAAACCCTGACGCTTGCATAAGCTCTAGGTTCCTAAGCTGGAAACCCTCGTCGTGTTGTAGGTTCACGGCGGGGGTTTTCGCTATTATGAAGTCATGCCTACTTTTGAGAAACTTTCTGGACTGATTTCGTTAGCATCTAATACACCGGGGGCGCCTACAGGGTATGGGCAGCAGGCCCAGTATTTGGTGGAGCGTTTGGTACGTCATGGAATAAAAACTGCATCATTGTCTAACTATGGGCTTGAGGGCTCGGTGGGTTCTTTGCGGGTGAAGCATGGTGAGGTTGCCCATTATCCTCGAGGTGTTGCACCGTATTCGCAGGATGTGTTGACGCCGTGGCATGAGGCACACCGCACACATTACGACCGCACCCTAAAACATGCCCTCATGACTTTGTATGATGTGTGGGTGTATAACGCTTGGCAGGGTGATGCGCCTATTATTTCGTGGGTGCCGTTGGATCATGTGACGATGCCGCCTGGGGTGGCTGAGTGGTTGCGTCGTGACCAGGTGACACCTGTAGCTATGTCGCCGTTTGGGCAGAGACAGTTGGCGGGTGCCGATATTGATTCGGTGTATATTCCGCATGGTGTTGATACGAAAGTGTTTCAGCGTACGAGCAAGGTTGATGGGGTTTCGGGGCGCGACTTTTTGGGTGTCCCTGACGACACTTTTTTGGTGTCGATGGTGGCAGCGAATAAGGCTGATGGGCGTGTGCATCGGAAAGCTTTTGGGGAAAACTTTTTAGCGTTTGCAATGTTTTTGGAGAAACGTCCTGGCGCACATTTGTATGTTCATGCTGACCCTGCACCTAATTCGGGCGGTTTCGATTTGGGTGTTTTGGCTAAGGCGGTCGGTATCCCTGTGAGTAAGGTGACTTTTGCTAATCGTGATCAGTTGCGGGTGGGGTATTCGCAGGAACGGTTGGCAAGTATTTATTCGGCGTCCGATGTGTTGTTGGCTCCGGCGTATGGGGAAGGGTTTGGGGTTCCTACTGTGGAGGCGCAGGCGTGTGGGACGAGGGTGATTGCGTCGGGGTGGGCGGCTTCCGCTGACCTTGTTGCTGATGATGGGTTCCTTGTTGAGGGGCAACCGTTTTGGGATGAACCGCAGAAAGCTTTTTTTCAGGTGCCGCTGGTTGGGTCGGTGGTGTCTGCTTTGGTGCAGGCTTATGATGTGGGGCAGGGTTTTAGTGCGGTGTCTCGAAAGTTTGCTTTGCAGTTTGATGTGGAGACTGTGTGGGATGGGTTGTGGATGCCGTTCCTGAGAGACTATTTTGCTAGTTGACGTTGTGATGTTTGCGGGCGAGCGTGACATGTTGCAGGCACGAATGGAAACTTTGGGTGCAGACATAACGGTGGTCGTCGAGGGCGACAAAACGTTTACGGGCATCCCGCGGGCTCACGGCAAACCTGACCTTCCTCAAGCGCTGTCTGACCGGATGGTGTATGTGCCGGTGGTGATGGAAACTTCAGCGAACCCTTGGGATAACGAGTTTGCACAACGTAGGGCAGGGTTTGACCTGTTGGATAGTTTGGGTGTCCCTGATGATGCGGTCGTGGGACTGTTTGATGTGGACGAGATACCGGATCCGGTGAAAATTCGTGAGACTGTTGCCTTGAGTGTGTGGCGTATGGCTAAATATCAAATGTCTGCACAATGGTTTCAACAGTTTGAGTTGACGGGTGTTTCAGGTTTGTTTGCCGATTTGCGTGGTCGTGACGTGGCTACGGTGAGGCAGGGTCGTGGCGGGTTGCCTGTTGTGGAGTCTGGCTGGCATTTGTCTTCCTTCATGTCGCTCGAAGACTTGTTGGCAAAGTGGGCAGGTTTTTCCCATCAAGAGTTGGTGAGGCTTGACATGCCGGAATGGGTGGCCCAATGTTGGCGTGAAGGGCGCGCGGTCGAGTCTGGCGCATGGTTGACAGAGTGCGGCCCCACCGATATTCCGCAGGCCTTCTTGGACGGGCCTAAGTTTTGGTTGAGGGGGCGTGATGCTTGAGAACCTGATTGTGCCGGTGCTGAACCGCTATGACTTGTTGGAACGGATGGTTGCGAGCATTGACTTCCCGGTTGCTCACCTGTTGGTGATTGATAATGGTGCATCAACTGTGATGCATGATGTGGAGATTGATATTCCTGATGTGGTGGAGCACACAACCTATCTGCCGATGCCAGCCAATTTGGGGGTGGCGGGTTCCTGGAATTTGGGGGTGAAGTCGTTTCCGTATGCTGAACGATGGTTTTTTGCGTCTAACGACGTCGTGTTTCGACCGGGTGCCCTTGAGAAGCTCTGTGAGGCCGGTAGGGGCGATGTGACTTTGGCCGGTATGTTTCCTCATTGGCAGGCGTTTGCGCTCGGTAGGGAGGCTGCGGGGCGTGTGGGTTTGTTCGATGAGGGGTTCTTTCCCGCATATTTTGAGGATACAGATTATGAGCGTCGTTGTGTGCAGGCTGGGGTTCCTATCGTGAAGCTTGACCTTCCGGTCGATCATGAAAACAGTTCGACAATAAAATCCGATGCAACCTTCGCACAAGAAAACAGTCGGACGTTTGTGAGCAATCGGGAACTGTTTGATGAAAAGGTTGCTCGAGGCGATTACAGTGCAGGGTTTTGGGATGTCACTCGGAGGCGTGAGAACGGGTGGGAGGTCAACCGGTAGAATGGTAGCTGGAGGTTTATTGTGGCGATTGTGAATGGGTATGCGACGCTCGCTGATGTGAAGGCTGCGGCCCGCATCACTGACGATATTGATGATGGGTTGTTGGAGATTGCGGTGGAGTCTGCCTCCCGCGACATTGACGCATATTGTGAACGGGTTTTTTATAGTTCGGGAACGGCGACGAGAGTTTATATTCCGCACAACATTTTTTTGCTCGAAACGGACGACATCGTTTCGGTGTCCAGTATCAATAGTGATACTACGGGTGAGGGCGGTTTTGATGAAACTTGGGCGACTACGGACTATCAGCTGGAACCGTTGAATGGTCTTGTGGGTGGTCTTGTAACACCGGCGACACGGGTGCGAGCTATCAGCTCTAAACTGTGGCCTATCTATGAGCCACGCGATATCAATGCGGGGCAGGCTTCAGTTCAGATTGTGGGGGTGTTTGGTTTTGCTACTATTCCGACCGCTATCAAACAGGCAACCATTCTGGCGTCCCTCAGGGCGTACAAAAGGTATGAATCGCCTACCGGTGTCCTCGGGTTCTCAGACGTTGGAGTCGTGAGGGTTGGCCGTTTAGACCCGGACGTTTCTAGACTTATCGACCCGTACCGGAAGGTGAGGATGGCGTGAGCATCACAGAGATGCGCACAGCCCTCGCAACCAACCTGGGCGGTATCAGCGGGATAAGAACCTATGCAGACATTCCTGACAATCCTGCAATGCCTGCCGCCGTTGTACAGTTGCAGTCTGTTTCGTACGATCAGTCTTTCCAGCGTGGACTTGTCGAATACAGTTTTATTGTGACCGTCATTTTTGGTCGTCTTGCCACAGCGAGTGCCCAAAAGAATCTGGACGCTTTGATTAGTACTGGCGACCGTTCGGTGAAGGCTGCGGTGGAGTCAGATAAAACTTTGGCGGGTAGCGCGTATGACGTAAGGGTTACTGAGATGAGTAACGTGCAGTCCGTTACAATAGGAGATATAACGTATTTGTCAGCGGATTTCGCTGTCACTGTGTTCGCAGACTAAGAAGGAGAATAACGTGGCAAAGTTTGTCGCTACTGATTACAACATCACAATCAACGGGACTAATTTCAGCACAAGCATTGCTGCAGTTACTTTCGACATTAGCGCTGCCGAGCAGGAGGTTACCGCGTTCGGCGATAGCTTTGTGCAGCGTATTGCAGGGTTGAAAGATGCAAGCATTTCGCTTGACTGGCATCAAGATTTCGGGGCCGCAAGCGTGGACAGTACCCTGTTCCCACTTTTGGGCACGAACGCTACCGTGACGGTTTCCCCTCGTGGTTCCGTCGTATCAGCGACTAACCCTTCCTATTCTGGTGTGTTCCTTTGCACCGAGTACAGCCCGCTGGCG